TCAACTAGGAGCGGAGAAAAGAGCATAAGTATCGTAAATGGAATAAAACTTTTTTCGTGCTACGAAAAATTCTGATCCAACTTTCTCTTTCATGGGGTACCATACTTTCACGGCTACAAACAACTTGCCACCAGCAAAAAGGGAAAGAAACTTCCCGGCAACTCCGAAGTTACTGACTTTACGATGCACCCACTCATATTCGATCAAAGACCGGATCTGACGGTCAAGCATCCTGTCAAACTGTGCCACCAATATAACCTCATAGCCAAGTTTTCGATGCTGGGTGAAAAAACTACACCATGCAGCCCGGTTCTTTTGCCCCCATTCCCTGGCATTAAACATGATCTGGCACTCATCGATCACTAACAAAATCTCTCCTTCCTTAACTCTCCGTCCCACGTATTCAGAATAGTTACGGGAAAACGTTATTAAACGCTCAGGGGTAAGGAAAGCGTTATCAATATACAGGAAAGAACCTTTCGGTTTACTTATGCTGCTAAAATCACAGGAGAAGTTGCCGATGATCGGAGCAGGGCGGTATTGCATCCAATGATATAACCGGGATGCCAGATGCAGGGATTTCCCTGCACCCGGTGTTCCAGAATAAAGAGTAATCATAAAACCTCCTACATAAGGGGTGTAATTTCTGTAACAGTTGTCACAGCTTTTCGGGCAAATTTCAAGATAATCCATGCCGTTACAGCGACAAGCCAGCCCTCCGATATTACGATAAAGGCATCAATAGGTACAAAATAGTTAATATAAGGTAGATATTCGCTAAACTCGGACACACCAAGATAAGCAAGAAATGGACTGGTTGGTAAAATTTTAAAAACTAAACCAACGCAAAGCACGAGCATGGCAAATATAATTCCGTAAAGTAGTTGCATAAAATCACTCCTAACTAAATAATTTAGATATCCTGATTGTCATAAACATAAGCGCCAGTATATAAAAGATCTGCATCCCATAGCGAAACAATTTAATATATTTAGCATATTTAGACAGATCGACATCAACTTTGAATGTGTAATTAATAGATTTAAAATAATACTTAAAATGAAAAACGGGCGGAGCTTTTTCTGCACTCATGCCTTTGATCAGATTTACAATGTCAAAAGGAATACAGAAAGGGAATAATTTCGTTATATCTCCATATTTCCCCAGCTTATCAGCTATACCACCTCCACCACCGCCTCCAGATCCGGCATCATCCGGATCAATCAGCTTACCAGTCTCCGGATCAATAAGTTTTCCCGTTTCCGGATCAATGTCAAGACCAGTCTCCGGATCAATAACATTTCCGGTTTGCGGATTAATAATAGGATTCCAAGCAGGTTTCCTTTTTTTATCCTTATCTTTGTCTTTGTCAGGCTTCGGTTTTTCAGGATCTTTAGGATCTTCCGGCTTTTCCGTTGTTTCGGTTTCTTCCGTTCCATCCGGTTTTTGCGGAGTTTTAGGCTTAAACGGGATTATACCCGGAAGCCAATCGGGGTGCTCATCTGGATCGGGTTTTTGACCAGGTGCTTCACCTGGCTTAACAATACGAAATTCATCAGGAATATCTGGGGACTTAATCCACGGCTTCACGTCTGGGACTTCAGCCGGGCAAGCTCCGGCGGACACTTGCGCACTTACAACATCAGCACCAGTAAAAGCACCGCCTTTAACAATCCAAGATGTCACACCATATATACAACCATCATATTTATGACAAGACTTACTATAAGGCTGAACCCACACTTGAGAAAAACCCGGTAAAACTTCATTACCCTTAGAATCTAAAACATAAATATAACCAGATTTAGACAAATAAAGATTTGAAGAAGAGCAAAAAACTATATATCGCCCCGCTGAATCAATAACAATATTTAATATCGAACCGGAAAATACAGATCGAGCAACTGATTTCAAATAATCAACATCTTCAAAATCAGATGAAGCACAAGTCCAAGCCATTAACTCCTCATAAACTACATCAACAGATGATGTATCAAATTGATTTACAGCATTTGAATACTTAGCCTGATACCCAAACACATCCTTAAGCATATCAAACAGATCCTGCGACATAGAAATACCCTTTTCCGTAGCAGTATTTACAAGATTTTTCAGCTCTTTCACAGCAGCTTTCCCGGCATCAGAATATAACTTCCAGTGTACTTTTGCGGCATTATCAACAAATGATGTGAAATTATTCCATGCCTGCTTACCTGTCACACCATGATTCTTGATCTGATCATCAGATACTTTCATATCATAACCGCACATAGAGTAAAGTGTATTCATCAAATCCCAATAGGTTACATATAAATATTCCTCCATGCCTGTAGCCTTAGCAGTGTCATAGCTGGAAAAAACAACACCAGCGACAATAAACAACGACAGCAGAACAGGGACAATCTTTTTAAAAAAATGTTTCATAAAAAATAACCCTCTCGTATAATTATTATGTACATGGTATAATCAAAACAGGAGGGGTTTGATTATGCCAGATGAACATGACAAAGAGTACTGGCGCGAGAAGTACGCACCGAAAAAACATTCAAAAACCTATTTGAAACGAAAATACAAACCGAAACGCCATAGTCAGGAATACTATGTTCGGAAGTACGTCTTCGGGCAGGATGTAAAAACACCCATGGAAGAAATACGACAGAAGCGCAAAAAGAAACCAGAACCGGACAGAGCAGATTTCTGGAACTACCTGGACGAACCGGGAAAAATCATGATTATGATTTTGGTTGTCGTTTACGTTTGTTATAAGCTTTCATTATGTTTTTGATGTATCTCAATTTTTCAGCAGAAAATCCGGATCAGCGGAGCAGCAACAGAGGGCATGAGATACAAAAAAGGGTAAGGGCACTTGAAATCCCTTACCCTTTTTAGAGTGATAACTATTTTCCAAAAACTACGCCTGCGCGGTGAGCTTCTTGAAAACTTTAATGCCGATTGTAACGGCAAGCACTGTGCCAATGATACCCAGCGCATAAGGCGCAGATGCGGTAATCATGGACGTAACATCCGTCTGGACAGTAGAAAAGGCTGTCTTCATTGCACTTGAAATAGCTTCCATAGGTAACCTCCTTCTGATGGTCAAGCCATCTTAAAAAATTTTATTATGCTATAAATCGCGTAGCCTATGCCCCACGATATAAAGCCGAGAACAAAACCTGCGGATATTCCGGCGGCAATAACTGTTAAATATGTAGAAAACATATCATTATCAAAATTCATGTCTGCCACCTCCGCGATAATATATGAAATATGATAAGCCCTACCAACATTGACAGGACGAATAAAAGAGCAACATTGTAACTCATCTTTGAAGCCAAAACTTCCGGCGTATCAATCACCTGAACAGTCTCAGAAGATACAATATCATCTGATCGGCTTTCCTCTGTAGAGCCGTCAACAGTAGGAGAAGCAGCCGGAGCAGTTTCCTGATTTTCCAAAATTTCGGTTTCATTCATTACTTAGCTCCTTTCCCAGAATCTTTCGGGGAAATAACAGCAGCGTCAACAAAGTCCACATCCACCAGTTTAAGGACTGGCTTTCCATCAGATCCGACAGTCATTTCAAAAGTGCCGTCGTAAATACCGGGAACATAGCTGACTTTATGTAACTTGTCCTCCGAAAGAAACGATTTACCGCGTCTAGTTCCGGATACTCCGTCAGCGGAAACGGTAGGTTCTACCTGTTCCCCGTGTTCGCCGTAAAAAAGAAACTCCATGGATACACCCTTGACGGCATCCCTTGTTTCAGTTGCTTTCATGTCTACAAGTCCCGAGTAATACAGAAAAATTCTAAATTTATTCATTGTCAATCTCCTTTATATTGTTTTCTACTTCTTCAATTCTTTGCAAGGAAAGCCCCGCATCCTTAAGATGACATTTCAGGTCATTCAAAGATTTTGAAGCAGCTTCAAAAGAATTGAGAAAATAATCAAAATTCGTTAATTGTGAAAATACTAAATTTTGTTTCTGTTGCTGTTTCCTGATTTGTTTATCCAGCCGTGCAAGCTCTTTCTTCCGTTCTGATTCACCTTTTTTTGCTTCGAGGATTATATTTTCAAATTTTTCGTTAAATCCATTCCCAGCCTGCTGTTCGATGTAATCATAAACTTCCTGTGTCAACCGCAC